GCACCTTGGAGGCGCACCCGGCACCGGCATGCGCTCAGGGCGCTCAGGCATTCACGGGCCGTACTGCGCCGCGTCCATGCTCTGCGAGCACGAGTCATGCATGACGCTCTGGAAGCAGGCCGGGCGGATGAAGAACGAGCCAGCCATCCCCAACGAGGACGCGCTGCTGCTCAACCCGGACGCACTCGAGGATCAGTGGGCCATTGGCAACACACTCACGACGTGGGCGCGGCTGCTGTCCGAGGAGATGGGAATCCCGATCCCCGAATGGTCGGCCGAACCCATGGCCGCCGAGGTGCTGGCCGCCCCGCTCATCGCCGAGGAGCGCTGCGAGTTCTCCGACCTGCCCACCAGGCCAGCCCTGCAATGCGCGTGCAACCACCCGAGAAGGAGCCACCCATGAGCGTCCCCCTGGCGATCGTCTTCCTGTCCGCACACCTCGATGACCTCGCGCACTCACCCTGCGCAGACGAGGCATGGGAGGAGCTGTCGCACGCGACGGCTGCACTGGAGCGCATGGTGGACCGTCGTGCCGCTGCGAGGTTCGCCGGCAAGTGCGCCATCTGTGGGGCCGACCTGTACGCCGGGACCGAGGCCGAGAGGGTCGAGTGCCGCCCGTGCGGAGTCACGTTCGAGATGGAGAAGATGCGCGCAGACATGCTCGACCAGTTGGCCGACCGGCTCGTGAGGGCGTCCGAGGCCGCACACATCCTGCCGGGACTGGGCACCGTCGTCAGTCGTCAGGACGTCATGAACTGGGATGCACGGGGGCTGCTCATGGCGCACGGGACCGACGAGAAGGGCAGGCCGCTCTACCGGGTCAGCGAGGTGCTGACCGTGGCGAACCGTCCGCGCAAGACGACGCGACGCAAGACAGGGTGACGGTTGACCCGGCAAGTGATATCGTCTGATGCAGACGGACGAACTATGTCCACAACCGCCCCGAGTGCCAACGCGCCGGGGCGGTCGTCATGTCCCCAAGGTGGGAGGCGAGGCGCATGGACGTCCGAGACCTGCCGCCCGTGAGCGACGACGAGATCGTCGGCATGTGGCGCATCGCAGCAGACGACGCCGCCAGCCACAAAGCCAGCGTGTGCGGTGAGGGTGACGGCCGGTGCAAGCACCGACGCGCCAACCTGGACGAGTGCGACGGGCTGCTCGACGTGTGGCTCAGCAGGCACGGATGGCCCGCCTGATGGCTATGCGCGTGTGCAACGTGCACGGATGTCCCACTATCAGCGACAAGCCACGATGCCCAGCCCACACCAAGGCCGCAGACCAGGCGCGAGGTACGGCCACCCAGCGCGGCTATGGGGTCGAGCACCGCAAGCGCTTCCGTGAGGGCGTACTCGCTAAGCACCCCATCTGCCAAGTGTGCAAGCGCACACCATCCACAGTGGCCGACCACTACCCACTCAGCAAGCGAGAGCTGATCGAGCAGGGCATGGACAGCAACGACCCGCAGCATGGCCGCGGGTTGTGTGTCCCGTGCCACTCACGCGAGACCGCACAGCACCAGCCAGGCGGCTTTCGTATCTCACCACGCGACTAGAAGGGTGGGGGGTGACCCCTACCCACCCCGGCCAGCAGACCGCCGGAGAGGACTAAAAAGGGCGCGGAGGGTTCAGACCCTCCGCCGCTACTCACCACATGCATAACGCCATCGCGCAAGGCGACGGCGAACCGGACGCGGCGCAACGCCGTCGAGGGAGTGAACGACATGGCTCGAGGTGGAGCGCGCAACAGGTCCGGCCCCACGGCTGACCCGACGTCCGGTCGTTCAGACCGGCGCGGCTACTCACTGACGGCGTTGCCGTCCGAGGGCTATCAGGGTGAAATCCCCAACTTCCCGCTACCTCAAGCGTCGGCCCGTGAGGTCGAGGTGTGGGAGCAGGCATGGCGCACTCCGCAGGCTTGTGCGTGGTCGATGCCGTCCGAGTCGTGGCGCCACAGCACTGTCGCACTGTGGGTCCGCACGAAGGTCCGCTGCGAAGACCCCGAGGCCGGCGCCGCACTGCTGGGCCAGCTCCACCGCTTCGCCGATCAGGTGGGCATGACGACGGCGGGCCTCGCTGAGATGGGCTGGCGCGTCGCTGTCGACGAGGTCGCATCCAAGCGCTCCGAGCCTTCCGAGACTGCATCCCGACCGTCGTCCCGTGACCGCCTGAAGGCCGTGGGCGACGGTGGCGACTGATGATCTAGCCCTCAACTTCGACCCGCTCCACACGCTCGGCTTCCTCGCTACCGACTGGATCGAGGCGCACTGCCGCGTCCCTGGCGGCGTGTATGAGGGCGAGCCGCTGCTGTTCAATGGGTGGCAGCTCTTCGTCACCGCGAACCATTACCGGGTCAAGCCTGGCGCGACGGTCGACCCGCGACGCCTGCTGACCCCCTTCCACTACCGGCGCTCGGTGATCGTCGGCCCGCAGAAGTGCGGGAAATCCCCGTGGGGTGCCGGCTTCCTGCTGTTCGAGGCTGTCGGCCCGTCGCTGTTCGCGGGCTGGGCCAAGGGTGGCGAGTCGTACCGCTGTTCCGATCATGGCTGCGGCTGTGGCTGGGAGTACGCCTACGTCAAGGGCGAGGCGATGGGCGTCCCGCGTCGCAAGTCGATGCTGGGCCTGCTCGCGTTCGCTGAGACGCAGACGGCGAACGTGTACGAGCCGCTTCAGACGATGATCGCCAGCGGGCCGCTGCAGGAGTTCGTGAAGGTCCGTGAGGGCTACATCGGGCTGCCGAACCGCGGCAAGATCGTCCCGCTCACGTCCAAGGCCAAGTCGAAGTTGGGTCAGCCGCTCACGGGCGGGCTCGGTGACGAGTCGGGCCTCTACACGCCAGAGTCGGGCGTGCTGGGCACCTGGCAGACGATGCGACGGGGCATCGCGGCCATGCAGGGCCGCACGGTCGAGCTGACGAACCCGTGGGACCCGATGGAGTCGTCGGCCGCGCAGCGAGCGTTCGAGTCGCGCACGCCTGACATCTTCCGCTACTACCGCAAGCCTCCCGCGGACCTGTCCTACGCGAACAAGCGCGAGCGGCACAAGATCCACCTCTACGTCTACGCAGACTCGCCGTGGGTTGACCCTGCGACGATCGACGCGGAGGCGGCCGAGCTTGTCGAGACGGACCCGACGCAGGCTGAACGTTTCTTCGGGAACCGGCTTGTGCAGGGCCTGGGCGCGTTCCTCACGGAGGCGCTGTGGGATTCGGGTAACGCCTTCGACGTGAAGGTGCCGGACGGGGCGCAGGTCGCGGGCGGCTTCGACGGTTCGCGCTCGTCCGACTGGACGGCGCTGCGGCTGGAGACCCGCGAGGGCCACCGCTTCACGCCGACCTATGGCCCCGACTCGCGCCCTACCGTGTGGCGCCCCGAGGAGTGGCCCGAGGGTCGCATCCCCCGCGGCGAGGTCAACGCGGCAATGGACGAGGTCATGCGCCGCTATTCGGTGTCGCGGATCTATTGCGACCCCCGCCACTTCGAGACGCAGATCGAGGCATGGGCGACCGAGCACGGCGAAGACGTCGTGCTGGAGTTCCCGACCAACTCGATTCAGCGCATGTTCAACGCGCTGCTCCGCTACCGCGAGGACCTGGCCGAAGGGCTGACCACACACTCGGACGACGCCGTGATGAAGGCGCACGCGCTGGCCGCCCGCAAGGTTGCCAAACCGGGAGACAAGTTCATCCTCGGCAAGCCGTCCGAGAACCAGAAGATCGACCTCGAGATGGCAGACGTCCTCGCACACGAGGCCGCCGCCGACGCTCGCGCCGCTGGTTGGCCGACCGAATCCGAGTCCTACGCCTACGTTTTCTGACCCGATAGGAGGCCCCGTGGCACTGACCGCCAAGCAGGCCGCCGCCCGGGTGAACACCCTCTACGCAGAGCTGAAGACCCGCCGCGGCCCGGTCGACAAGCGGGAGCGCTACTTCAAGGGCGACCAGCCGTTGCGCTACGCCTCCCCGGAGTTCCGCCGCTTCCACGGCGAGCGGTTCGAGGGCTGGTCGGACAACTGGTGCGGCGTGGTCGGTTCGGCCGCCCCTGAACTGACCGAGTTCGCGTCGATTCACCTGGGCGACGACGCCGAAGACCTGTCGGCCGACGAGCGCGTGCTGTTGCGCGACTGGAACCTGAACGACGGGCAGTCGAAGTCGTCGCAAGGCTTCCTGTCGGGTGCGGTCACGTCGCGGTCGTTCTCGATGGTCTGGGGCAGCCGGGATGACGAGCCGGTCCTGACGTGGGAGCACGCATCACAGGCGATCGTGGGCTACGAGGCAGACGGTTCATCGCAGCGTGACGCGCTCAAGGCGTGGGTCGAGGACGAGCGCGAGTACGCAACTTATTTCACGCCCGACGAGGTGTGGAAGTTCGAGCGCCCTAAGACGCTCGGCTCGGCGTCCGGACTGGTCCTGCCGGCGTCGTTCGCTGCGGTTGACGGCGGATGGGTTCCGCGACAGCCGGACACGGACGACTCGTGGCCCATCCCGAACCCGCTCGGTGTGGTGCCGCTCGTGGAGTTCCCGAACCGGCCACTGCTCGGCGACGGTCCCATCTCGGACATCGAGGGGACGATGGCGGGGCAGGATGCTGCGAACCTTATGTGGGCGTACCTGTTCGGCGC